GAGCATTCAGACCTAGTGGCACATAGGTAAAGTATTTCACGGTGAAAATTATTCGCACCTAGTGTTACTACAGCTTCTTGTAGTTCTTTGTTTGATCCATAGTAATCAAGCCAATCCGATGTTACACGGATTTTCTTGATTTTGCCTTTGGTTTGTTTGCGACCTGATTTGGTAAACAGTTTCTTACCAATATACTTACGGCCATTAGTTAGATTTGTGATACAATACACAAACCCAAATGATTTATCTATTAAATCTTCTGTGAATTCAATACCATTATAATGCCACACTATTCATCCTCATCATCATACTCCTCTGATTCAAGTATGTATGCTGAGCAGAATGGACAATGTAATGGGTCACTCTCACAGACCTCTGGATCGTATTTGATTGTGAATTCTGAACTACAGTCTTCACATGTATGATGTATTGTAGCCATCAATTACACCAGCTTTGTTTGGCCTCACCATAATACTCACGAGCATAACCAGATGTGATTAACATCTGACGCAAGCTTTTACCATCAAGTATTACATCACCTAACACACGACCACCATATTTGTCCCAATCCATGAGAACAACTTGGCGCTTTGTGGAAGCATTAACAGCCTCTTTAGTGAAAGCAGTTGCAGCTTCACCTCTTGCAGCCTCACTAGGACACATTGCACGATGACCTTTTTCAGGCGTATCAACACCAAAGACACGAATACTGAGTTCTTTCTTCAGTGGATCAGGTAAGAAGTTTGCTTGAAATGCAACCGTATCACCATCAATCACTCTAGTCAATACTGTATCATAGGTCACACCAGGTTTTTGTTTGCCTTGTGCAAAAGCAATGAAAGGCACCATAAGTGCGATAATTAGTAATTTTTTCATATCATCTTTCTTATTGTGTGCAAGTTCTTGTTCTAGATATTGTTCCGTCAGGATGTTGCACTTCAGTCCATATTGAACAAATTGGTTGCACCTGTGGCTGTTGTATCTCATAACTACAACGTATTCCAGGTGATCCACATGTTGGTACTTGTTGTACAATTACAGGTGTTTGTTGTCTTGCAATCTCATATCCGACTACACCACCTATTACAGTTGGTGCAACCCAAAACCATGGATTGCCACCACCATGGTGCCAATGGCCATGACGGTGTTGAGCTGATGCTGACAAGGATATCAATATTAACGATAAAATTAGAATTTTTTTCATGCGGCTTTACCCCATACATCATGCCAATCGCCCGATAGGGCACCCTTGGCATAATCTGTTGCTCTGTTCTCAAAGAAGTTGGTATGTGTTGGTGCGTTAATCATTTCTTCAACCCATGGTAATGGGTTCTTCTTAACTTTAAATACGCCTTTTAGACCAAGACTAATCAATCTACGATCAGCAATGTATCTGATATATTTCTTAACATCTTCACTTGATAGGCCTTCCATTGAACCCATTTCAAATGCCAAGTCAATGAATTTATCTTCCAACTCAACCATTTTTTCTGCTATAGTATATATGCGAGATTTTAAATCATCATTCCAAATCTCTTTGTTTTCTTCTATGTATGATCTAAACAGTTTAATCATAGACTCACAATGTTGTGTCTCATCTACAATAGACCATGTGACAATTTGACCCATGCCTTTCATCTTGCCTGTGCGTGGGAAATTCAACAACATAATGAATGAACTGAACAACTGCATACCTTCTGTGAACGCCGAGAACACAGCAATATGCGTAGCTGTGTTTTCTTTGGTTGTATTCTGTGCAGACAAATCCATGACATAATCGTGCTTGTCTCTCATCGCCTGATATTCCATGAATTGATTGTATGTCGTATCAGGTAATCCTAATGTTTCAATCAAATGCGAATATGCTGCAATGTGTAATGCTTCACGAGCTGCAAAGCCTAGTAGCATCATGCGTACTTCAGGCTGAGGAAAATAAGGAAGATAATTGTTAACATAACCACCGGCAACATCGATATCACCTTGAGTAAAGAACCGAAATATGTTTGTGAGAAATTGTTTTTCTTCATTAGTTAGTTTATTCTTCCAATCTTTTACGTCTTCAGCCATCGGCACTTCAGTGTGTAACCAATGACTCTGTTCATGTTTCAACCAAGCATCATATGCCCATGGATAGTTGAATGGTTTAAAAGCATCTCTGCTGTCTGTTAATTTAGATTTAGTTTTCATTTATTCTCTTTTTTAAATGTTATTCGTACATAACTGTATTTGTATCACCCAATGCCCATTTTAAATCTGCTTCTACGGACCATTTCTTTGTTGCGACTTGAAAATCTGGCATTTTCAATTCTTTTGGATTACTACTCGGTTCAAATATAATCAACCTATTATTTGGCTGAGCAGCAAACTGCCCATTATCACACATGATGAAATTATAAGACTTGTGGTCTTCGATATCTTCAGAAAACCCTGTATCAAGTATGTTAAAGTCAGGATGAGCAGAATCAACTGTAAACATATAAACACCATATTGCCAATCTCCATTCTTTAATTTAAACTTACATTTCATTGATTGTAACTGCGCTTTCTTTATGACAGTTATATTATATGAGAGACAATCCCACAGTTGCAGATAATCTAACGGAAGTTCATTCTCAACAGGTTTCCAACAAAATGCATGTAATGGTAATTTATCATACAATGCTCCATAGTTATTTAAATACGCCTCAATACGAAACGCTTGACCTCTTAATGACTTGATACTAACCCACCAACAGGGTTCAAGTTCACCATGACCTTTTTTAAAATCATAAAGAAATTCTCTGCGAACATAACATTTAATTGCGGGAAGATTTGCTACTATGTGTGCCATCTATTTTAATATTAATTTGTTTACAAATTCTAATAACAATTTGTGTTGTGTTCCATTGTGATACTTGCCCTTCATCCAACTATAACTATCATACCAAAACTGATGACTTTCTGGATGACACCCAATTAAGCCAATGTTCTTTTGAATGATTGCCATTGGATCACCATTTGCATATGTAGCTATTGTTTCATAGTTTCCATCACCAATCAAAGCACAACCATCGTAAAAAAACATTTCTGTGTCAAGTCCATTCCAGTTGACTTTAAGATTTTTAGCGTGAGGCCTTCTTGTATCTGTATTTGGTCTTCTTATATATTGTTCTGGTTCAACACCATCCAACATATTAAAGTAGTTTTTACCAGCCCAATATGCTCCCATACAAATGCCAAGATATTTGCCGCCACTTTTTACAAATTGTCTAACAGATTCTTGGTTGTTTTTTAATAATGAATCATATGAATCTGCATCACCTATACCACCAGGCACTGCAATCATATCAACTTCATCAAAGAAATTATACTCTACTTCATTCTTTGAGAATAGTTTGATATTGTATTGGTGATTCAATGCATTAATGATACCATTACTGGATTGTACCGAACACTTCGGATCACATACAAATATTGCAACAGTTTTCATTTAGACAGAGAAACTACTACCACAACCGCAAGTTGATTGAGCATTTGGATTACTAATAACAAACTGTGAGCCTTGAAGGTCTTCTTTATAATCTACGCTTGCGCCTTGTAAATACTGCATACTCATTGCATCGATTAAAATTTTTGTGTCGCCTAAGCGTACTTCAAAATCATCTTCATTCATTATTTCATCAAATGTAAATCCATAGGTCATTCCACTACACCCACCACCTTGAACAAAGGTTCTTAAACATAAATCTGGATTACCTTCTTCTGCAAAAAGATCCAGTATTTTTGTTTTTGCTGATTCTGTTATTGTTAGCACTTTATTTCCTCCCACCGCTGCTGGACATTTGTTTGTCTTTGTGCTTTTCCAACTCTTGCACACGCCATACTAGTGTGTCAAGGATTGCTTTGTTGGCACCGCTTCTTGCCATGGCTTCTTGATTGCCCTGCATGAAGTCTTGGCGCAGTTTTTCACGAGCCAGTTCAGCACCCATGTTTGGTGCTTGTTTGTTGTCTGATGTCACCACCAACTGCATCTTGCTTTCAAGAATTGTCAACTGCGTGTTAACATGACTCAACGCATTCATCAAATATACCACACAGGCAAACATGATGGGCAATACAGCAAATGTTACCTTTTCAATCAGTGCGCCCTTGGTAGCGTTGGCACTCATCTGTTCCTTCATTTGTTCTAATTCCATTAGAATCTCCTTTTTATTATACCCTAAAACTTTCTCCGCAACCACATCGGTCACGTTCATTTGGGTTTTTGAAATCAAATCCTTCATTAAGTCCATTACGAACCCAATCCATTATGAGCCCTTTAAGATATACATCACTTTTAGAATCTACTAATATCACAAAATCTTTCTGTGCATAGTTTATCACACCAACTTCAGCATCATACTTATCAACGTATTCCATTGTATACGCTAAACCACTACAACCAGTAGTTCTTACACCTAATCTAATCCCAACTCCTTTACCACGTTTTTGAAGTTGAGATTTAACTTTCTCGTGAGCCTTTTCAGTAAGCAAAATCATATTTTTTTCTATAGTCTGCTACTGCCGCCTTAATCGCATCTTCAGCAAGTATTGAACAGTGTATTTTGACCGGAGGCAAGGCGAGTTCTTCTGCAATCTCTGAATTCTTAATGCTTCCTGCCTCGTCAAGAGTCTTGCCCTTGACCCATTCTGTGATAAGAGAAGATGATGCGATTGCTGATCCGCATCCATACGTCTTAAAACGGGCATCCGTAATTGTACCGGTCTCATGATCTACCTTTATCTGTAAACGCATAACATCACCACAGGCAGGAGCACCAACCATGCCAGTGCCAATGTTATCATCATCTTTTGCAAACGATCCGACATTGCGTGGATTTTCATAATGATCGACTACCTGTTGTGAATATGCCATCTTTTATATTCTCTCTATTTTATTCACAAGCCAAACAAACTTCTTCAGTTGCCAAGGCCTTCAAATCTATTTCTTCAATGATTTCACGTTGAATCTTTTTAGATACCTTATCTGCTTTACCAATCTTTTCAGAACGGCAGTAGTATAGGGTTTTCAATCCTTGTTTCCATGCCTGAAAATGCACAGCATGTAGATACTTCACGTTAACGTCTGGTCTAAAGAACAAATTAAGGGACTGTGCCTGATCTATGTAACTTTGTCTATGAGCGGCGTGATCCACAATCCATCTTTGGTCAATTTCCATTGCCGTTTTAAATACATCCTTTGTCCAATCATCCACCCAATCCAGGTGCTGAACACTACCATCATTGGCAATAATAGAAGACCAAATTTTATCCACTTCTGCTTGATCACAAGCCTGCTCTGGATTGCCTTGTTGTAAGTATTTAATGATAACCTTATCAAACCACTTGTTCTTATTTAACGATGAACCACTTAGTGTGTCTTGTCTATAAGCATTAGCACGATAAGGTTCAATGGATGGACTGGTATTGCCCATAATGATTGAGGACGATGCATTGGGAGCAATAGCCATAACATGAGCAAAACGCAAACCAGTGCCATCAGCATCAGGACACTCACCTCTTTCAGAGCCCAGTTTAATATTCGCTTCATCTAGTTTACCTCTAATGTGTTTGAATATCTTCATGTTAGCACCAGTTGCTAACGCTGATTCCCATGGTATGTTATTTTGTTGTAAATAAGCATGAAACCCAAGAGCGCCAATGCCAATACTGCGTTCACGACTGGCACTAAACTTTGCTCGTTTAACAGTATCGGGCGAATTATCAATAAAATACTGAAGCACATTGTCAAGCATTTCAGCAATATCAGAAAGAAATAAAGAATTTGATTTCCAGTCATCATAATATTCTAAATTAACAGAAGACAAACAGCACACAGCTGTCCTATCTTTATCTGTAGGTAAAATAATTTCACTACACAGATTGCTTTGTTTGATACTCAAGCCCAATTTTTTCTGAAATTCAGGCATTGCACGATTACTCGCATCAATAAAATGTATGTATGGTTCACCTGTTTGCATACGCATCTCAAGCACACGTTGCCACAAATCTCTTGCAGATACAACTTCACGCACAGAATCATTGTGTGGATCTTTTAACTCCCAATCGTCATTAGACGTTGGATCAATCATAGCCTTTTCAATCAAAAGCATGAAATCATCGGTGATATTAATACCGTGATGCAGATTCAGACAACGCATATTAGGATCGCCTGTGGGTTTCCTCATCTCTAAAAATATGAGAATATCCGGATGAGAAATATCAAGATAAGCGGCATAACTACCCCTACGAGTCCTGCCTTGTCTATAAGCGAGAGATGATGCGTCATATGTGCGAAGGTGGGGCATAACTCCAACGCTTTTATCATCCGTTGAACGAATTCCAATACCAATTCCAACTCCTCCGCCCAGCATACTGAGCCAATTTACTTCCGCCAAACAATCGACAAGGCCTTCTGCGCTATCGTGCAAGTAAGGCAAGAAACATGATATAGGCAAACCACGCTTACTGCGACCAAAAGAAAGAATGGGAGTAGAATAAGATAACCAATGCTTACTGCTGTATTCGTATAATCGTTGTGCGTGTTCCGGATTGGAACCAAACGAGCTTGAAACATGTGCAAATCTTTGTTGTGGTGATTCTTCATCTTCCTTCATGTAACTTTCTTTAAGTCTTTTTAATCCTAACTCATCAAAGAGATTATCTCTTGTATAGTCTACTCTTATACCATTAACGATATCATCCATCTTTACTCCAATTATTATTGTACTGTGAATTCTTTTGCCATAGGAAATACTTTGGCAATAACTTCTGCACATTTAAGTGCTATGTCTCTGTGTTCTTTTTGTGTGCCGTTCGCTGAGCGAAGGGAGATATAATGTATCCATGAACGGAGAGTTCCATTCATGTACAAACGTGA